CTGCAATCATCATTATGGTTTTCCAGCCGCCCTTTGCTTCTGAGAGAGTGGTGAGAATTTCACGGGTGTCCCTGCGTACTCCATGCAATTCCTGTTCAAGGACTGCAATCCGGGCTTCCATTTGACCTAGTTCTCTGTCAGTAAAATCAGGCATTAATGGTCAGCCAAGATGCAATTGTATATCTGTTTCCGGAGTTAATTTTATTTACACCGTGCATGATAGAATCTCCTCTAAAAATAATTAATTCTCCGGCATGTCCTTTAATTCCAAAACCCAAGTCCGGAAACATTAACTCACCACCCTGATAATTATCATTAAGATATACTATAGCAGCAAAGTTTCTATTAGGAAATTCCCTGTTTGCCCCTAAATCATTATGGGGTGGCATCTCATCTCCCTTATTCCATTTTACAATATTTGTATCCATAATTGAGAGATTTAATCCAGTCTCTTGTCGGGCAAATCGAAGAATCCTTTCTTCTATAACCCCTTTATTTGAATCGAGGGCTGACCAGCAAACCCTGTTCTGCCACTGAGAAGTATCATTAGGATTCTCGGCTACCCAATTTCTAATTAAAAAATCACATTCATCTTTATCTAAGAAAGATTCTTTAGAGTAGATGCCATTACTTTCAAGTATTTTGAAACTATTTGAACAGTATATAACAGGGGAAGACCGAACAAATCTTCGTGCTTTCTTAAAGTAGTCTTTGGTCCAGTCATCAGTTTTACCCCGTTTATCAGAAATAACTTCTCTTTCATCCTTAACACTTTCTGGTTCAGGCATTTTATAAATCTTAGTATTCTCTATAGCCCCCGTATTAATGGGAATGATTCGGGCAAGCTGGGTTCCCTTGGGAATAGTGGTCTTCCCTTTGTTAACAACACGGATTGTCAGAAACCATGGGTAGGATAACCAATCAGTCTCGATGACTGCGGACATTGTTTGAATATCGGTATTATCGGAGTTAGGTACTGGCATAACCATAAGGTTAATATTCTCATCAGTACGCCAAATATATCCAGGGTCTAGTGTAAAAGTACCCATACCAAAATGGCTTTTAGCACCAGCGCCTTCAATGACTGTTAGATTATCTTGATAGACACCACCATCCCACTCCACGACGACTGTCTCATTTAGAACAAGATCCCAGCCGACAGTATTAGCACATGTTAGTGGGGTACACTTATACGCATGTGGAATAAACCAATCTCTTGTTTTGGTTGCAGGTATTATATCTACTGATTTAACTGAATCAGAAACTACCGGATAAATTTGTATCATGTTAATTTTACGACGTACCTATTCCCATAGCCGGGGGGATCAGAACGAATTGGGATATCTAAAAGCATTTCATAATCTGATGATGACAGTGTTGCAAAACTGTTTGTTTCTTCAACAAGACTTTTTGAAGCTATGATAACTTCTTTCCCTGATGCTTTCAGAAACTTCCCCAAATTCACATTGTCCTCGGCAAAGTCATCATAGAAAACACGGGACATAATATAGGTATCATATGACATATCAATAGATTCTTCTGTGGCCATCTCTTGATAAAATAAAACATCATAATCAAATAATATAAAGTTACAGGCAGCTATCATGGCTGATTCTTCCATGGGTTCGTATACAGAATTTACGCTTCCCAGAAGATGGGTAATAATTGTGGATGTTCCAGATCCGCATCCAATATCACATACCCTCTTGTCTTTCCAGAAATCTGTTTGATCACCCTTAAGCCATACATACTTAATGATTTCCTCATTGCTCCACTCTGAATTGGGATTAGTAAAAGGAGGATTAGGTTCCATATCTTTGTCCCAACCAATATATGATAAATCTAGGATAATACTGGGAAGGAGAGGTCGTCCCTGAACACATCGGATTCTTTCAAGGTCATTGTACAGGACATTAAGAACAGATTCTCGATTAACAGTTTCAGTTTCAAAGTAATCATAGACCAGAGTTTTCCAATCAGGTAGAATAGTATTCTCTAAGACTGCTTCTAGTTTTTCAGCATATGTGGGCATTACTTAAACACTCCTGTATAGTTTAGAGATTTTAGTATACTCTTATCTATCTTGTCTTCTATAATACGGGACATAGCGGGTGTCATATTATACGACATATAGGGGCTCAGAGCCATTTCTTTTCTTTCGGGGGTAAATTCAAAAGAACCATAAACTTTAGATGGGATGTTATAAGATTCTAAAAACATAATATTATTTAATGTCTCTTCTGGGTTACTGATAAGGTCGGTATACTTTACATATTTGATTGATGAATTAAAAGGATTAGATAACCAAAAAGTAAAGAACCTGTTATAAAGATCGCAAATATTTTCTAAACTATATACTTTATATTCTTCGATAATATCAGGAGTATCATGTAATGTTTTAGATGTGGCGCACCTTAGTTTTGTGTGGCCCTTCTCATAACCAACCTTGTAGTAGACACCAAGTTCCCATGATTGAGAGATAATACTATCAATCCACTTATAAGGTGATTTATGGATAATAACTCTGTCTATACCCCTGATATGTTTTGGAATATCATGGGGGACAAACTCATGTTTATATCTTGTGTACTTATTATTCTTATCAAGTATAGTCTGTAGATAATTAGTCCCAGATCTATAGAGACCGCATACTAAAACGGAAGTTTTATTCCCTGCCATTTAACATCTCGAATATCATCTGTTCTGCACCATTGAGAAATACCAACAAAACCATCAACTATGTATCCCCCACCAGACTGTATTAAGAGGCCGTAAATAATTTCTTCAGGATCTTGTTCAGAGTCCCACGTTGCCTGGGTAGTCTCCCAACCATCTATCGTGGCAAAATCATATTGTTCCCCATAAAGAAGGGGCATTGTGGCTTTACCAATATGCTCGTAATCATAAGGGCTCTCCCCCGGAAAGTTCTCCTCAGAAGATTCATCATAACCTCTATCTTCCAGTAACCACCAGTTATAATTATAAACACCCCATCGTTCAACACCATTATTATCTCTGATCCATAAGTCATGGTCATCACTAAAACGAAGCGGTTTGTAGGATCCTTGTCTGTAGATGCTCATCATACGCCTGCCCTTGGAAACTGGAACAGGTTTATTTTCTACAACATCGGCAATTTTTCCAGACAGAGTATAGACAGAATCACCTACCTGTATATCCTTAATCTCCTTCCACTTATAATCAGCCATCAATACACAAGTGTCACCCGCAAAACAAGTCATGGGTGGAGGCGGAGGTGGCGGGGGTGGAGGCGGAGGGGGCGGAGGAGGTGGCGGTGGTGGTGTAAGAAGCCCTCCAACTAAGATAATATCAGGCATGGGTTATGTCTTAATGATATAATTGAGAATAATTGTTGGCTGTACGTTGTTATGCGCCTCGTCATTAGCCCCTGTTAGTGGAATATATGCCGGATTTTGTGCAAGACCGGATGATGATACACCGCCCTGACCACCGTTGCTGGTTTGTCTCTGGTAAGTGGCTGCTGTTGGTAATTCCCCGGGTGTTAGTGTATGGGTCTCAGCGCCACCAGTTGCACCAATGGTATCGCCTTGAACTCCACCAGATAGTCCTGTGAGACGATTAGCAGAAGTACCACCCATGGAGTCCTGACCTGCGACAAGGCGTCCTCTTAGATCGGGAAGATTGAATGTTGTTGATCCGTCACCCGCTCCGTACGTTGTGCCAATCACAGTAAACAGTGCGGAGTATGTGGTTCTACTTATCGCTTGGCCATAAGAAAGGAGCCATCCGGAGGGGATTGTCTCAGGAGACCATAATCCTGCATAAGGCATGACAGCACCGACGGGTATTCCACTACCAAAACTCAGGGTCCCAGATCCGTTTGTCTGAAGGACATCTCCAGATGAACCATCTGCGGCAGGGAGCGAAAAGGTAACATTGGCTGAAACAGAGGTTGGTGCCTGTAGGGCGATGTAGTTTGAACTATCAGCATCAGCAAATCTTACATCACTCTGGGCGTTCATGGTGATATTGCTGGAGAATGTTGTGGCTGCCATGGTTGAAGAAGCAGAAACGGCAAGACCGCCTCCGATGGAGACAGTCCCGGATACGGCCATGGGAACCTTGATATCTACAAGGGAAGAACCCACAGATACATTGATTACATTGGCGGTTGACTTGATACCGGCAATCTCGACGTCTCTGACTGAGACACCATCAGAGATGACGCTGATGACCTGCCCCTGTGGAATGGCGATGCCAGAACCCGTGGCGGTTTTCATGGTTACGGTAAATGAGCCAGAGGTGGAGTTACGTACACCATATCCCTTGGAAAGGGCCGGAATAAGTACGTTGACATCCCCGGTCAGGGTACCGGTGATATCAAGGAAAGCACTACGGGCCTGATCTGTGGAACCATCAGCCTGAGTCAGGGTGACATCAACAGAGGAAACAGTGATCGTTGTATATGCAGCAATGGAGTCATCAACAAGATCAATGACGTTTCCATTAAGAATAGTGCCCCATGTATTCTCATTTTCACCGGGGGTCTGCTTCTCAAGACGGACTCTGGTTGTATAGGTTGATGCCATGTTAGTTATTTCCTGTTAAAGTGTTGGGACCCCCGGCAGGACTGGCAGGCATAGCCATGCTGTCTCTCCGGGATCTGCGGGCCTCATTGTTGAGGGCTGCGATTTCTCTACCATAAAAAGATTCCCAGATGTTTGTAGCAGTGGGATTCTTCATGAAGAGCGCTGCTTCTACCATTGATCCATAGAAAAGAGCATTGGAACAATACTGGGTAAAATAGTTCTCTTCCTGTGTAGAAGAGGCCAGAGCAGTCGGTTCCACTACATAAGAAATTTCAGCAGGATATGCTGATGCAGGAGCCGGAGCAACGAGGAGTTCTGTGCCATAGTTGGCATAGTATCGTGGCTCGCCTACAGAGGTTCTGTCTGGCCAATAGTCATTCAGATATTCCTTTGTCTTCATGACAAGGTTGATTCTGGAGCCCCCGCTGGTGATGGTCAGGTTTTTTACAATGAGGGCATTGGTTGGCTTCTGGTAAATGGGGGTTGCTGTCACGAAATTCGTGGTGGCAAACTTGGTCAATCCCTGAAGATCAATGTCACGGGTCAGACGCTTCTCTGTTCTGGAGATGAAGTTGGGGATTGAATCAACAAATTCGGATCCTGTATTTTCCGCAGTTTCCTGAATTGCTGAGACAAGGGATGAATAGGTTACAGTAGCCATACGATGATCCTATCATATCTTAAATTATCGGCCAATTAAGCGGCAGATTTCCAGATGGTAGATACTGGGTTTTTGTCAGTCCATGTGGTAGATACTGGAGTAGTTACTGTCCAGTTTGTCGCCTGATCAGAGACGGGTGTCCATGTGGTGGATACTGGGGTTACTCCGTTCCAGTTGGTGGTTACATCCGGGACAGGGAACCAGAAGAAGATACGGCCAGTCTCAAACCGGGCCTGAACCCCTGTTACAATTACGGTTGCTTCGATGGCCGGATTAAAGGAACCAAGGGCGAGTTCACCTGATACACCGGATACTCCAACTAGAGTCAGAACCTCCAGAGTCGGAGTTCCCAGTTCAAAGGTGGCAGATACCCCGGTAACTTGAATTGTCGGTGATATGGCGGGAGTGACGGTTCCGACAGAGAATGTCCCGGATACCCCAGAGACCCCGATGACAGGACTCAGGATAACCGATGGAGAGCCTAGATTGAACTCCCCGGAAACTCCAGAGACCTTGGCTGTGAATGATGATTGTGTCTGGACAGTGCCTAGTTCAAAGGTGGCAGATACTCCGGTGACGGGGACATCCGGAGATACCTGAATCTGGGTAGAGCCAAGGGAAAGTGTAAGGGTAAAGCCGGTTACATTGATGATTGTCTGAGGAGAAGCGTTGACAATGCCAAGGTCAAAGTTACCCTGAACGCCAGTGACTGTGACAACAGAGTCAATCGGGACAAGTGTTGAGTATGGTACCTGAGAGAAAGGGGCGTTAGAGAAAGCCATTAAGCACCTGAGAAATTAGTACGGGTGCAATTAAGGGTGAATGCGAAGTTTCTGTCTGTTGCCGCAACACCTGTTAGTTTGAATAGGAGTCCGCCACCCACGGAAACTAGGTTGTTGCCTGTGGCTGTTGTAGTTTGTTTTGTTGTACCGACTGCCAAATTATCCAGCCCTGTGACAGTGGTGTCTATACCACCGGCGGCGCTTCTTATAACAACAGAGGCCACGATTGCACCGGCTGACAGTTTTCTTGAAAACGTATTTACTGTGAAAGTAAAGGGGGAATGGAGCACAAGAAATACTGGTGTGAATCCTCCATCAAGTTCGTCCCCGTATTGACCAGAGATTGCAAAAACTACATCTGTGTTGATTGATGTAGCCACAATATTAGTAGCTGAGATAGCCGGAGTATGAATGTTTGAAGTAGCTGTAATCGTGGCACCTGTGATGGAGGTGGCAGAAAGCTCAGGGGTGTGAATCCGGGTTGTTGCAGAAACCGTGGATGCAAGGATGCTTGTGGCAGAAATAGCCGGAGTATGAATGTTTGACGTGGCCGTGACTGTGGATGCCTGAAGATCCGTCACAGAAATCGTGGGGGTGTGGATATTGGATGTGGCTGTGACTGTGGCACCGGTAAAAGCGGTAGCAGAGACAGTGCCGGAGATTCCCAGGTTTCCGGAAGCGTCAAGATATACAGATTTTCCTGCGGGATATCCACAGAAGACAACCTTGGTTCCGGCGGCAAGATCGACGGCGGATCCTGCATTGGAAGATGCCAGAATGGTATCACGGGACAGGGTTGTTCCGGCTGCCGTGTATGTGCCAAGGCCAACTTCCCAGTCACCTGTGACATCATCAGTGATGACATAGTAAGTCGTGTTGCCATCTCCGATCTGAGAAAAAGTGTCAAAGCCAGTGTAGGAACCGCTCAGGGTGAGAGTCCCTGTTCCTGTTGTGGTTGTCTGCTGCTTTACTCTGTCTTTAACGACGAGAGCCATACCGAGGCCCTCCCTATTATGTCAGACGAATAATGGCTGTCGTGGCCGCTGCGGCTGGGAACTGAACGGTGAAAGTACCGTTTTCCACAGTCTTGTCTCCACCAAAATCAAGGACTGCCACGGCAGTGTTTGATCTTGAAGAGTTATAGATAAGGGCAC